GGAAAATTTCCTTTGTACTTTTCATTGGTTTCATCAAACCCATAATCTTTTTCTAATTTAACTTTTTCCATGTGGCTCCAATACATTTTCGTAGATTGATTCTGCAAGGTGTTTCATACACATCGGAGCAACCATTAAACCGATTCTTGCAAGGCGTTCATTCAAAGTACCAGTTTGAATATAATCATCTGGTAAAGTCATTATTCTTGCTGCTTCATATGTTGTATAAACTCGATCTTCTTCTGGATGAAGATGTACTGCAAGACTTGTTTTTAATCCTTGTTCTGAAAGTGTATGTGATGCTTGATTCCATGGCACTCTGCGAGATTGGAAAAATGAATTTTTTCTTTCTGGAAGAACTTTATCTCTAATCCTTCGATGTTCAATCCATTTATCATACCAAGGCCCAACTACATCATCACCAACTGAAACAACTCTATTTGAATCCTTTGGCATTCTCTTCATCCACTTATATTTAGCACTTTTTTTCATTGCATCACAAAGTTCTTTAGCCTCTGCAATATTTTTCGGGTCATCTTGTATGTCACGAATTGCATCTTCTATGACCGCTTTGTTTTCATTCTCTGGTGCAGGATATATCATACTCTTGAAATTGAGAAAATTAATTCCAATTTTGTCTGCAACATCATTACGAACACTTACAATAAAAACTCGTTGCCGCTTTTGTGGTACTCCATATTCCCACCCATTCAACACTTGAAAATCTGTAGTGTATCCTACTTTCTCAAATTCAGAAATCATCATTTTCAGATATGCCTGAGCATATTCCATAGTCAAACCCTTGACATTTTCACACACTACAACTTTGGGCTGTAGTTCTCCTACCAAACGAACTTGTTCAAAAGTTAAATCTTCAATTCTTTCTTGTTTAAAACCATATGCTATCTTTTCTTTGCCCCAACCTTTTTGTTTAGTTCCAGACATAGAAAAGGGTGGACAAGGTGGAGAGCCATCAAGAATATCAATCTCAACATCTCCTATTTTTTCCCGAATTGTTTTTGCTGTAACATTTTTAATGTCATCTACTATAACTGGTGTATTAGGAAAGTTTGCAGAATATGTATCAGCATGAATTTGTTGAAACTCATTCACACAAATTATATCACCCCCTGCAAGTTTGTAACCACAAGACGAGCCACCACCCCCTGCAAAGAAGGAAACAACATTAAATCTTTTTCTGGATGCAGACTCTTCCAAGTCTGCTAAGGTATATCGTTTGTATCTCATGTAACTATTTAGCACCCAATTAAAAGGAATTTGATGCCCACGAAACTTGTGGTTCAATTATCACCTTTATTTTATAAGGTTGTTCTACAAAACAATTGATCCTATTTCTGACATGAGCACTCCACTTAGACTCCCATTCCTCTTCTGCTGAAGGAGATGGATGCCAAAGAAGAAATTTCATAATTTTCTTTTTCCACATTGGTCTGCCCCCTTCATCACTCAATAATTTTCCATTCTTGTCTGTTTTGATATTTACAGCAAAAACATCTTGATACGCATCTGATTTAAAAGCACCAGACGAAATTGACATAACCATTGTATTCTTATCTCTCTCTGATTCAACTTTATCTGCCAACTGCCCCTTAGCAGGTTGTGCTTTATAGTTGATGAAATTTAAACCCGCAGCATTCTTCTTTCCTGCTTTGATATCTTTTTTAAATTTGGAAATCATAGCAGTTGATTTCCGTGAACTAAATCCAAAATGTTTTATAGTAAGTTTAGTTACAGGACTATCTAATGATTGTCCCGATGCAACAACTGAATCAAGATACTTGATCGCATCTTGTTCTTTTGTTTCTAACTCGACTATCTCAGCTTCTCGATTGAGAAAATGTCCAATTGTTTCTAATTCAAGATCAGAAAAAAGAGAATGGATTTCGTAAGGAATCCTCATGACAGGAATTTTTGTTGCGTACTTGGAGGCATCAGCAGCTAAAAGAGTATGATTACCATCTCCAATAATATCACCACCATCTTTTGCTCGTCCTATGTATATCACTATAGGATTACATTTGTCAGTAGACCCCATGGCATCATCAATTCTGTCACGAACTTTTATCTGATGTATGTGATCATGTTCAAAACGAACTTGTACAACTTTGCCGTCTTCAAACAAGACCATAATATCTACAATCAATTCTTTCGTTACAGGAAATTCCTTATTCTCTATTCTTTCAGTTAATAGTTGACATTTATCAAAATCAACTTCTGGATACATAGGAAATCCGTTGGACTTATTGTAGTACTCATCATTGTTTCGAGCATCCACACTAGAGAGCAAACGATATTCTGCTTGTTTCATTTCCATATCTACTCCATAGTCAAGAATTTCATACCTCAACCTAGAATTAGAATTGGTATAAATTTCATTAAATTCATCACAAGTAGATGAATTCCAGTATCCATCACCAACAATACCCTTATGATAACCTACATATTGTTTGTCATTTTCAAGATTTGTGAACCTGTACACAAATGCTTCATAGTCCTTTGGGACATCTCCAAAATCAGTTTCAACTAGCTGTTTTGGAGTTTTGTTGAGATAATTGTGGGGTTCGTTTGTCAAATTTTCCATTATATTTTTTTTGAGAATGGTGTTCGTAAAAATAGAGGGGAGAGTAATCTCCCCTCACTTTTCAATTTATGCCTGAGGTGACAAAATATTGGAAAGATTTTGATTGATGAGAGCATGAAAATGCGTTGGTACTTCACCTAACATAGCCTCCCATGCCTTAGTAGTAGTTGAAATACAATAGGTCTTACCATTGTGATGTTTCAACTGCTTCATTGTTACAAATTCATTGAACAATGTAGCAAGAGTTCCAATATGATACTCTACAAGCCTTACCATAGAATTACCTTTGACAATTTCTCCTTGAGTAAGATTTTCCATCATTGGAAGAACCTTTTTCCTTTCGGAAAAAATATACTCCAAAAATTGTTCCCATGCATCAATATGGTTTCTGTCACTCACACGATCAATTTCAATTGTAAATTCGTGTCTGAATCTTGCAAGAGCTCGTGCAAGAGTTGCAGACAATTGTTGAACTTTTGAATTCCCATTGATAGCATACTTGGCCTGGGATTCAAGAATTCCCCTCAAAAACTTATCTGGATCTAGTTGATTCGAGAATATTTCCCTATATTTTTCTCGTTCTCTCTTTACTGCACCAAATCCGTCCAGTTCAATTTTTGCTTTCTCGTTAGTTTCTGCAATTCCAATTCTTGGAGTACACCCATCAAGAAAATTATACAAATCTTTTGCCCACGGCTTCTTCACTTTGTTTGTAAATTCATGAAGTAACGCACCTTTGAATTTCATTCTCTTGGTCATTCCAAGAAATTGATTGTCTTCATCAAAGTTTGCTGCTTCTTTCAAAAGCATTTCTTCATCCGAAGCAGTAACATCATGTGGAATCAACTTACAAGGAATAGTAGCGTTTTCACCATCCGTCAACAACTTCATCAAATCACGATGATTGCCACGAGAAATGCGAATTACATTACGTTTACGATCATAGAAGACAGTAATTGCTTCGAAACCAGTTAGGTTAAACCCTCCCTTATATTCTAAACGTTCTACACACGCATCAAAAGAAATTTCGGATGTTCTATTGTAGGTATCACAACTTTCTATAATTTTACAAGGAATTTGTACATAGTACTCATCCTTATCTGTAGTAAAAATTGCCATTGGGTCATCGGGCCATAGTTGATAAATGGATTCATCAACCTCACCGATACAGAAGAATCGTTCAAGGGCCTTATTACGAAAATCCACACTATATCGTTTCTCATAAAGATAAAATAGTGATACGGATTCAATTGTTGTTTTAAGTGACTTTACATCACTTAACTTTACTTGCTTGCTCATAGGAAACCTCCGTGTTGAGCTGTTCATAAAACGTTCCATTATTGCTTTAAAGCAGGAACGGCGAGTACTAAAAGTGCAAATAATGCATAGTACTCATTGTTTTCCTCACGATGAGGAAATTCAGAAAATATATAAAAGATCTATTTTAAGTATTTATATAATTATAACAAGTTCTTTCAACTTTGTCAAGTTAAAAATGAAAAAAAATCATTTTATTTCATATAATGTATATGACCAGCATATTTCTTCACCGGCCATAATATCTTGATTCGTAGTAATCCACCACGAACCATCATCCATTAATATTTTACTACAATTGGGGTCATCAGAATGATTACCGAACCCACCAAGAGGAGTTCTGAAATAACCATGTTTTTCACCTTTAATTGGAATATGAATTATTCCAAGCAATGTATTTTCAGAAATATTTTCTGTTGCAAATAACCCCAAACCATTAATGGGTGATTTCTTGATTGTTATCCCATCTGGAAGAGGCTTATACATTATAGTGTAAGACCAGTAACATTCGCAAGATAATTCTTTTCAACTTCTGATTTTACAACATCTTCTGCTAAAATGTGTTCTGTTGAAATTGTTATCTTTTCACTGTTTCCTGCCATCAACCAAGGTACTATTGCA